GTAGTCATTCCTACAGGACGGAATGCAGAGATATTAGCAGCATCTATACCAGCTTGTCGCTGTTGTGCTGCAGCTTGTTCTCCTGCTCTCCGTACTCCACTAGCCCCTGTAAAGGGATCTAATACTGCACTAACTATACCACCCATGTTTTGCTCCTAATAAATATAGTGTATTTCTTTCCGTTTGCTTCTATAGGTTTTAAAATATTCCATCCTGTTAGTTTACCAAACTTAGCAAGCTTAGTATTTTCTTCTTCTACTAATGCTAACAGAGGAACATTAGTAAGATACTGCAGTAAGTTTAAATCTTCTAAGTACTTCTTCTTTATTTCCTGCGACCACTTATGTACATCTGTATGAAACCACAATGCTGCATCGTGTAATTCTAAGTACATGGTGTAGTCATCTCTTAGGACTACAGGTACTTTCATCTTAGGTCTTCATAATAAATGCTAATGCATAGTATGGAGGTAAGTTAGCATTCGTTCCGCTAGAACCTGTCGTACTAATAGAAGTCGAAACAGTAATTCCTGTTGATGAAGAATTTGTATCTGTAACTCTACCAACACCACCATCAACAAAGTTACCACCGCCTCCCATTCCTCCTATTTCTGCATTCGCATTAACAAAGAAACGACCAGCAGCACTATGACTATGTTGTGGATCACTGACGGATGATGTTGCTGTATGCGTATGGCTTACAACAATAGCATCTTTAGAACCACCAGTTTGTGTATTGCTGCCTGTTATTGTGGAGTAAGCTACACCAGTAGTGTCGCTATGAGCTCCAATAATAAAACGATTACGCAAATCAGGAGTACCGTTTGATCCGTTACACAGAACCCACCCAGATGGTATTGAGGCAATAGTGCCTGACCACATGACAATAACACCACTTAGTGCTGCTCCGATAGCACTTTGTACAAAAGCAGTTGAAGCCAGTTGTGTTGTATTTGTTCCAGTGGTTGCTGTAGGTGCAGTAGGAGTACCAGTCAATGCTGGACTATTTAAGTCAGCCTTAGAAGAAATAGCAGAAGCTACCGCAGTTAACTCGGTATCAATTTCAGCACCTTTAATAATCTTACCAGAATTGCCAGAAGGTAAGCTATCTTTAGCTGTAAAGTTAGTGGCTTTTACATAGTTACTCATACTAATGTTTTCCCTTGTTTAATTCCTACGTCAATCTTTTGAATAGACAGAGGATTACCATTGATGTCAGCTTCTAAGCCTAACTGCATTACTGTTCCTTGTCCACCTGCGTTAATACTAAAACGATCTAATACAATACCAGAACTATACTCCGCAATATTGTATTCTGCTATACCATATTCATATACCGTCGCAGTATCTAAAGTATATGTGGTAGCTTGATATCCTTCGCTATAATCAAAACCCCACTTAATAGCTACTGATTGATTAGTTCCTCCGATAAGAACCCAGCCAATCTTCTTTAATATCTTTAGTGCCGTAGCAGCGTCGAAGTCAAAGTAATTAGTAAAGTACTGAAGACGGTAGGAAGTTCCATTGTCTGAGTGTCCAAAATACTTTCCAATATATCCTGGCTTACCAATCAATAATTCTTTATTCTGTGTAACAGTAAATGCCTTGGGCTCAATACTATCCCAGATTGTAACTCTCATGGAGTTATCTTGCAAAGCAGCACGAGTATCGAAGCAATAAACAAACTTACTAGTAGGAAGCGTTAGCAAATAAATAGCATCACGCTCATAATAAATACTTTTAATCTTAGTTAAGTCTGTCTCAGAAGCTACTGCTGTCATTAAATCATCACGAACATTCTTAGAAATGTCTCTCATTGGAAGTGACTTCTCTTGAATTACTCGCTGTAGACTACGAACTCCTGCGTCAGACAAGAATAATACATCTGTTCCAATACTCTGAACTGAGTCTCTAGCGATACATCCTACGTTAGCAATTACTTCTACTAATGTTAATGAAGCAGTGTCTAAGGGATTAGCATAGATAGCTGTATTTCTACGACCAAAGAATATAATATATCCATTGTGTGCTGCAGCAGCAACTACAGGGTCTCCATTCGGTAGTACTTCTTGTAGGTTAATATATCCAGCAGATCCATTTAAGAAGTCTGTACCAGCTAGTAAGTCACTAAAATATACAGTCTGGGTATCGCCTGAAATACCACCACACCAGATTCTACCGTAAGCAGACAAGACCCAGCTTGGCATGAAGGACGCTGTGTTATGATTAGAAGGTAACTTAGCGTCATCTCCTACACGCTGAAATCCAAATGTACCGCTGTTATGAGCATCAAAAGCACTACCAGATGTAGGAAGCTCATGCCATACTAACATTGGGTGGCTTGCTTGTGCTAAGTATACATGTGGCTGGAAGTCGCTCACGTCGCCATATGATAAAGCAGCACCTTGCCAATTATTTGCAGTAATGGTATATGTAGCGTTACCACTATTATCAGTATTACGTACTGTCTTAGTAGTCATCGTAGTTGTTCCTACGAATAACTTATTATTACCAGCACTAAGTACTTCTGTACCACCACCAGTAACTACTTCAAATAAAAACTCTACTGGATTAGCAGCTCCTAAGTCAGTATTGACTGTACTGTTCAGAGCAGTCCATCCACGTCTTGCTCCGATACGACCATACTTATCGATGACACAGTTCTGAGCTTTTAATGCAAAGCCAGAAGACAGAGTAATACTACTCTCTTGTGTATTTAATCCGTAGAAGCCTGGAGCAGCAATCGATGCTGTTTTTAGTGGACTAGCCATCAGCTATTATCTTTCAAATATTGTATAGCAGCAACTAAATTGTCTTGGTTTTCTTTTAACATACCTATTCCAACATTGCAATGAGAACACAATAGTCCTCTTATTTTATTACTACTATGACAATGATCTACTACTAATTTTCTTTTCAAATCTTTTTGATCTGTATTACAAATAGCACATTTATTATTTTGTTTACTCAGTAGTTCTTCGTACTCTTCAATAGATAAACCATAATTGTATTGTAGTTTATAGTTTGAATTATATTGAGCTACTCTTTCTTTGTTACTTTCTTTCCAGCTATCAGCTCTGATTCTATCACATTGTTTACAATAAGCTCTTTTTTTATCTTTTGCCCTAGAGTCTTTAAAAAATAAAGATAACGGCTTTTTTACAAAGCAACGCTTACATTGTTTTTCTAAACCCAAACCCATTCGCCTTCTTCTAAGTACCGTCCTGATTCTAAAGCAATAGCATCTGCTAAGCTCTGACGCATTAACTGATATGTCTCCCCAGCTTGAACTCCACCATCTTCACCACGTTCTGCTTGAGCACGTGCTAATGCACCTAGAATGACTGGTTCAGGAGGAACTAATAATGTATCAGCGTTAGCTACTAGAGGATCTTGTGGTTTAATAATGTTAAAACGAATATTATATACACCATTAGGAATAGGAAACAAGTCTACTTGCGTATCTCCGTTGGAATTAGTTCCGTTAAAATTATAATACTGAGGAGATCCCTTCTGAGGAGTCGTCATTAAGAACTGTTGATCCATCCACTTAGTAGCAGCTACTTCTACAAATGCATTAGAAGTATCATTAATAACATCAATAACTCTGAATCTTTGTCCTGAACCTACTAAGACATAGTTAAAAACATCTGCTGTAGTATCTGCTGTTAATGTCTCAGATAAAGCGTTCCAGTTATAGGAGTCTTCTACGACCCTTTTAGAGTCATTGACAAACCTAGCAATTAGTTTAACATAGGCAGTATCAGAGACTGAGGAAGCCTCTGGCTCACGTAGCCTGATCAGCACGTCATTTACGAGTTGGATATAGTTCATTGATGCCATAGTTATATATTATACCATAAAATTGGTTAAAAGTCAATACCCTACCACTTAACTTTATCTGCCCAGTACGCAGCAGATAGCTTTCCTTTAGCGATATTCGCAGCATGGCGAGCTTTGAAGCTCTTCTGCCTAGCCTTTTCCCCTGGTGTCTTAGGGTTTGAGCCTGCTCCGCTTACACCTTGTTGTCCAAAACGAATTAACTTCTCCGTATCCCCAGATTTAGCCAATACAGCATGTGATTTAGTAGGGTGATTAGGAGTACGCTTAGGCTTGTTATAGCCTGAGAATGTTTCTTTACCTTTTTTAATCATTTCTTCTTTGCTGTCTTAGCAGCTTCCTTAAAAGCTTTAGCCGTAGGAGCTCCTTTAGAGCCCACCTTACGCATCTTTTCACCAGACCCAGCAGCGATCCTACGACGCTTAGCTGCGATGTTGGCATACAAGCCAGGCTTAGTAGCCACGCTTAGTACCCATCTTCTTAGCTGGTTTAGACATTACTTTAGCACCAGTCTTCTGAGCATACTGCTTAGCTTCCTTCTTACCTTTAGCAGTGTAGGGGAACTTCTTCTCTTTTACCATTGGCATATTATTTTCCTTTCTTAGACATACCAGCTTGACTTAGGGCAATAGCTACAGCTTGTTTACGAGATTTAACTTTCTTAGGAGACTTACCAATATTGAGTTCTCCTTTTTTGTATTCTCGCATTACTTTACTAATCTTAGCTTCTTGTTTCTTAGTAGCCATTTATTGCTCCTTAGTTATATTGTTGTACGGTACTGCGTTGTTCTAACTCTACAGTGATGATGCAAGTCGTCGTTGATCCTGTTTCAGACTGTACTCTAATCTCATCACCTTCGTCTAATACTACATAGGCTGTTCCATCTATTCTTAGGAAGTCCTTAGCAGTAATAGCATATTGAGATAGTACTTCAATCTCAGTGTTTTCACTGGCATCGTACCACCAGACATTAATCCACTTAGAAGATGTGCTGTGATTAGTAGCAAACAAGAGCAACCACTTAGCCATGTTCCTTGTGGGAACTGTGAACATTACAGTCTTAGTATTCGCTACTAAGTCTTTACCTACAGAATGGGGTCTACTCATTTCTTAAATACCAAGTCAGCAATCCAAGTTACAAAACCACCAAAGACTGAGGCAGCTCCCATGATAGCCCA